GGTGTAGCTCAGAGGCAGAGCAGTGGTCCTTTAAATCATCGGTCGGGATTTCGAAATTCCCTACCCCCACCAATTTATATGATGAATTATGAGTGAAGAACGAAGAAACAAGATAGAAAAGTTATTGATCTTAGAAGAAAAGATATCTGAAACCGGAATGTTTCAAATAACAGAAGATCATATACAGTCATATATCATTGCTTATAATGACCTTAATGGTAAGAAAGGAAAAGGTTTAAAAAAGAGAGAATATGATTTAGCTAGAAAAATTGCCGGTATAAATCTGTTGAAGATAAATTTCAACAGAGGGGCAAAATATAATGATATGAAAGCTGGTATTGTTTATGTAATTGAAAATCCAGTATTTCCTGATCATTATAAAATTGGTATGACAATAGATTTAGTGGTAAGATTGAATCAATACCAAACATATGATCCATATAGAAGATACAGTGTAGTAAAATATCAATTCGTTGAAGATAGAAGAAGAGTTGAAGAGTGTCTTTTATATCATCCTGATATCTTAAAAGAAGAAGGAGAATGGATTAAGAAAGAAAAAGCATTAGATGTTTTCGCCCGATTAGTTCAAAGGTAGAACCTACGACTGATAATCGTAAAACGGTGGATCGATACCACCATTGGGCACCAAATTTGGGTTGTATAGTTAAGTGGCATAACAGGAGATTCATATCCTCTTATCACAAGTTCGATTCTTGTTACAACCACCAAAAGTTTATGGTTCTATAGTGTAGAGGTCTGCACGATGCTCTGTCAAAGCATAAGTAGGGGATCGTTCCCCCTTAGAACCGCCAGTTTATCTGTGTGTATGTCAGTTTGGTTAGACGACTCGGTTTGGAACTGAGAGGCCGTAGGTTCGAATCCTACCACACAGACATTTTTGGGGTATGGGGCTGCTAGGGGTGGCCACCTGTTTTGCAATCAGGATATCAGGTCGGTTCGAATCCGACATATTCCACATATATGTATCTCGTTAGTGTAATCAGTAACACGCTAGTCTCCAAAACTAGAATCAGGGGCGCGAAACCTCTACGGGATGCCAATTTTAACAATAAAGGTGATTTATGATCTTAAAGGAGTTAGATATTGATGAAGTAAAAGAGTACATTAAGGCTCAAAGTCCAGAAACCAAAGTTTATCTTGGTGCAGACTCAGAAAGAAACAAGATAAATGGTGAATGGTATGCGGATTACATTACAGCAGTTGTAGTTCATATTGATGGTGAACATGGTTGCAAAGTTTTTGGTGGAGTAAAAAGAGAAAGAGATTACGACCAAAAGAAAAACAAACCAGCAATGCGTTTAATGAATGAAGTATATTCTGTTGCTGAAATCTTTGAAGCTCTTAAAGATGTTCTTGAAGATCGTTATGTTGAAGTTCATTTAGACTTAAATCCAGATTTAAGATATGGATCATCTTGTGTTGTCCAACAAGCAGTAGGATATATTAAAGGTGTGTGTGGTATTTCTCCAATGATTAAACCAAACAGTTGGGCTGCCACAACAGTTGCAGATAGATATAAAGATTTAATTTAGTGCTCCTATAGTATAAAGGTATTACAATGTCTTGGTAAGACATAAACACAGGATCGTTACCTGTTAGGAGCTCCAATTAATGCCCTCGTACACCAATTGGCAGAGTGAACGGGTTTAGATTCCGTAAAAGTGTCAGTTCAAATCTGACCGAGGGTACCAAATAACACTTGACAAAGTATGGGTGTTGGTGTATAATACTCTACATAAGTTAATGCGGGTGTGGTGAAATTGGTTAAACACAAAGCACTTAAAATGCTTCGCCTTTGGCTTGTCGGTTCAAGTCCGACCATCCGTACCATTTTCGGGTCTATAGCTCAATTGGTAGAGCGGAGAACTCATAATTCTTAGGTTGTAGGATCGTGCCCTACTGGACCCACCAAATTCTTGGACGGTTCCCTTGCCGATAAAGTGCGGTAAGTCGTGATCGGTTAGACTGCCATCTAGCGAAAAGTCATCTTGGCAGAGATGATGAATGTATCCTTGAACCTATTCTGCCGCCGTGGTCTAATAGAATAAGACAACACTCTTCTAAAGTGTACGATGGAGGTTTGAATCCTCTCGGCGGTGCCAAATTAGAGTATATATAGTATAATAATTAAAAATTTGCGGATATAGTTTAAAGGTAAAACCGGGCCTTGCCAAGGCTCAGTTGTCAGTTCAATTCTGACTATCCGCTCCAAATTTTAGGTGATATATGACTCAATTGACTAGTTATGTGTGTTGTTTTGGTGATCTGTTTCCAAAGAAACATCAGGTAATATTTAATCAGAAAAATATAATGTTGGGTGGATCTTCTCTTGATGTAGAGAGGAAACAAAAATTAAAAAATGATGGTTATATTCTTGATGATGAAGGAGAGAATATTAGTCATCTAAACGAACATTTCGGTGATCTAACAGGAATGTATTGGGTGTGGAAAAATTCTCAAACTGAATGGCCAGCAATGGCACAGTACAGGAGATTCTGGGAAGAACCTAATGTAATGGCAGTCGTTCCATTTAACGATAAGACCATTTACATACCACAACCACAGATATGGCAAAGTGTAATGGATCATTATGTACAACATCATGGTTCTTATGGTATCGATAGACTATATCAACATGCTCTTAGAGAAGATACTAAATTGACTCATGATCATGTACATAGTTTACACAACATTTATACTATGTATCCTTATAACATGTTGTTCTGTCATAAAGATTTATTCGACAAAGTTTGTAGAGTTTTATTTGAAATATTGTTTGACATTTATGATGAAAATATGATACAATATATAAATGAAACGATTGTTAATGATCCATATCAGAAAAGGTTACCTGCTTTTTTAACAGAAAGATTGTTGTCTATTCTTTATGTTAATAAAAAGTATTACTTTGGCAAGGATATTGAAACAAGACAAGTTGATATGAGGTGGATTTAAAGTTTATTTCGGGATCGTCTAAAGGTAGGACAGTTGAATTTGACTCAACTAATCGTGGTTCGAATCCATGTCCCGAAGCCAGTTAAAGCGGAATTGGTGTTTAATGGTTAGCACGTTGGTCTTCCAAACCGAAGGTAAGAGTTCAAATCTCTTATTCCGCTCCAAAAAGTGCTTGACAAAATAAATAGTATGTTGTATAATAGGAGACATAAATGAAACAACTTACTAGAGAACTTTTGTCGGGAAAAAATAATTCTACTCTTGATATGGGTAGAGTTACTTGGGGTGCTAGTTTTATTACTATATGTGTGGTTGCAGGAGCAACTATATTGACGGGTGGTGCTGTTGGGATTGCCGAATTGGGAATTGCATTGGCAACTATAGCAGCAGGACATGGCGCTGCAATTAAGATGAAATCATCAACTGAACCAGAATAAACGAGGTATATATAATGTCAGGAACTGTTGTTAAGAGATGTGGATGTACTGGTAACCCAGATCATGCTTCTAAGTATCAAGATAAGAAATATGGTGTTGGTATGAGAGTTATGAATCTTGATATGAAGAAAGTATCAGCAACCTGTAGTGTGTGTGGAAAGGAACAAAAAGTATAGATAAATGCCCTTTAAGCATTGCTGGCGATGCGCCGCTCTTGTAAAGCGGAAATAGTCGGTTCGATTCCGGCAAAGGGCTCCAAACCAGACCGAAGGATAGTAGGTCAAAAAATCGAAGACCAGAAACGATTTAAAACAAAACACTGGCGTGAAAAAAGAGCGGTCAGAACGAAATGATGACTCTGGATTCGTAACCAGAACTTTTATTGATAGGTGGTGAAATGGTAGACACAATTGACTGTTAATCAATCGCGAAAGCAACTGGGGGTTCGAGTCCCTCCCTATCAGCATTAGAACCTAAATCAGGGTTCGATATTTTATTTATAAAATATAGGAGGTTCCTATGTTTTACATAATTTATAAAATAACAAACAAGTTGGATGGCAAATTCTATATTGGAAGTCATAAGACCAAAAAACTTGATGATACAAAGTGTTAAGTATGTAATAATCAACATAGGGTATAAATATTATGTCTATTAGACCAACAGGTAGTAATGTTATCGTTTCAAGGATTGCAGGTTCTAAGGAAACAGAATCTGGTATTATTTTAAAGACCTCTCAAGAACCCGATAGAGCAAAGATTATTGCAATCGGTCCTGATGTAACTGAAGTTGCAGTAGATGAAGTTGCACTTGTTAACTGGCAAAGATCAACAAGGATTAGTGGTTTAGAAGAAGATGAAGAACTGTACGTCCTTCCAATCACAGAAGTAGTATTTGTATACGAAGATTAGTTCAATTGCAGGTTAGATTTCTGGTGAAATCACTGGTCTCATAAGCCAGTTTAGAGTAGTTCGATTCTGCTACCTGCTACCAATTATATTACATACATCAACAAAACCCCCCAAGCCTATCAACGATGCTCAAACTGGGGGGTTACTTTTTTATGAGGTAAATTATGAAAATTCTTGCATTTAAACTTGTTACTGGTGAAGATATTCTTGCTGAAGTCGTTGAAATCACCGAAACCTTCTCTCTTAAAAATCCTGTAGGTATTGCTATTGTTCGTGGACAAAATGGACAACCTAATATTGGATTCTCTCCTTTCCCTCTCCATGCTGAACAAAAATCAGGATCAACTATTGACATTCATAGGACACATGTGGTATACTATTATGAACCTGCCGAAGATTTCATTTCAAATTATGATAAAATTTATGGGTCAGGAATTATTGTTCCAAAATCACAATTAATTACAGGGTGATATGTCGTTTTATACTAATGTTCAATGTTTCAGTGGTGATATCCTTTATCGGGGTTTCTCCACAAAAGGTAAGAGGGTAAAACAGAGAGTTGAATACTCTCCTTCCCTCTACCTCCCTTCTAAAAGACCAACAGAGTTTAAATCTCTTGACGGTCAGTATCTACAACAGAAGATCTTTGGTAACATCCGTGAGGCACGAGATTACATTAAGCAATTTAATGGTGTCTCTGGTTCATATAAGATCTATGGTAACACAAGTTATGAATATGCTTACATTGCCGATCAACATGCATCTGACGTTCAATGGGATTTTGATAAGATCCTAATCGCAGTAGTGGATATTGAGGTTGGATCTGAGAATGGGTTTCCAGACCCATATCTTGCAGAAGAACCTATCACTGCAATCACAATGACTCTTGTGGGTGGAAGCACTTACGTATTGGGTTGTGGTGATTATGAAACTCAAGGTGATGAAATCTATATTAAATGCAAAGATGAGTGGACTCTATGTAAAAAGTTCATTGAAATCTGGTCATCCAATCATCCAGATGTAATCTCTGGATGGAATACTAAGTTCTTTGATATCCCATATCTTGTTAATCGTTTTCGTAAGATTCTTGGTGAAGATGACACAAGAAAGTTGTCTCCTTGGAATTGGATTGGCGAACGTGTTGTCAAGGATGCTCGTGGTGAGAAGTTGTCATATAACCTACTTGGTATATCTTCTCTTGACTATATTGAACTTTACAGATGGTTTGCTCCAGGTGGAAGGTCACAAGAAAACTATCGTTTGAATACGATTGCCAATGTAGAATTGGGTGATGCAAAGATTTCATATGATGAGTATGACAGTTTGCATGATTTGTATAAACGCAACTTTCAGTTGTTCATTGAATATAACATCAAAGACGTAGAACTTATTCTTAGATTAGATGACAAGTTGAAGTTGTTTGAGTTGGCTTTGACTCTTGCATATGACACCAAATCTAACTTTGAGGATGTGTTTGCACAAACTCGTATGTGGGATTCTTTGTGTTATTCTAACCTTCTTAACAAAAAGATTATCGTTCCACCAAAGATAGTCAAGGAGAAAGACGCTGCTTTTGAAGGTGCTTATGTAAAAGAAGTTCAAGTTGGTATGCATCATTGGGTAGCATCATTTGACTTGAATTCTCTATATCCACATTTGTTGATGCAGTATTCCATAAGTCCTGAGAATCTTGTGGAAAGAAGTTATATCTCCGAAAGAAAACAAAAACTGATTGAGGAGTTAAAGTTGAGAAATACTAAATAAGTAGATGTGGTTACTTATTAGGAGAATCAATGAAATACAATATTACCAAAGATAAACTCTACGAATTGTTTATTACCAATAATATGAGAAGGAGTGAGGTTGCCGAATACTTTGGTTGTTCAGATGCCAATATTAAAAAATACTTACAAAAATTTGCCATCAAGAAGCCTTTTGATTTAGAATGTAAGAATAAAGAACGAAAGGTTTTGTTAAATTGTTTGCATTGTGGTAATGAATATGAAACACAGAAGTTTCGGACCGAAAGTGAGAAATATGATTCAAAATATTGTAGTTATTCATGTGCTCAAAAAAGTAGATATTTGGGTGAAGAACACAAGCGTAGAATCAGAAATGAAATTGCGGCAAGGCGTAGAGCAAGAATACGGAATCAAACTCCAAAATTAAGTAAAGAAGAAAAGAAAAAGTTACAGGAATATTATTTGATTTGTCCTAAAGGACATGAAGTGGACCATATACAATCTATTGCAAAAGGTGGTTTACATCATCCGGATAATTTACAGATATTAACTAAAACTGAAAATAGAAAAAAGTGGATGAAATGAAACATAAAATTGAATATGATACCAGAGAAACTTGTTTAACTCATTTTATGGACCAGTTTTCCATACAAAGACTGGAAGGTATAATTTATTTTGAATCAAACTGCAAACCGCAAAATAAAGAATTAATTAAATCGTGTGAAGTTCTAATAAAACACCTAAAAAGTATTTGGGATATAAAATAATGTTTCGTAATGTAAAAGAATTAACGACTGAAGAACTACAAAAAGAAATTCAGGCCATAGAATTATTTGAACAAGAAATTGGTAAAGTCAATGTTGAGAATATGTTGAACAAATCTATTGATACTTCTTTTCTTGGTCCGATGAAATGCACCATCACACCTAACGGCCAGTTGTTTAGAACCGACCATCAAGGTTTCTTACCTAGAATGATGGATGACATGTATAATGATCGTAAGAAGTTCAAGAAGTTGATGCTCAAATCAAAACAGGATTATGAGAACGAATCCGATCCACAGAAGAGATATGAAATTCAAAAGTTGATTTCTAGATATGATAACCTACAACTTGCTAAGAAGTTGTCCCTAAACTCTGCCTATGGTGCTTTAGGATCGCAGTATTTTAGATTTTATGATCTACGTATGGCATCTGGTGTTACGTTGGCTGGTCAGTTGTCTATTCGTTGGATTGAAGGTAAATTGAACCAGTATGTGAATAAAATATTAGGAACAGAAGATGACTATGTTATTGCATCAGATACAGACTCAATTTATCTCAACCTTGGTCCGTTGGTGGGTAAGTTTGTACAATCAGAAAAAACGATTGATGAAACTATCTCCATCATGGACAAGATCTGTTCAGATAAAATTGAACCATATATTGACAAGAGTTATTCTGAACTTGCTCAATATGTACATGCATATGAACAGAAGATGCAGATGAAACGGGAAGCATTGGCAAATAAGGGTGTCTGGACTGCCAAGAAGCGTTATATTTTGAATGTATATAACAATGAAGGGGTTCAGTATAATGAACCTAAGATGAAGGTTATGGGTCTTGAAATGATCAAGTCATCTACGCCATCTTCTATTCGTGAGAATATGAAGAAGGTTATTGAGATTATGATGAAACAAAGTGAAAGTGATGTTCAAGATTTTATTGAGAAGTTTCGTAATGAATTCAAGAAGTTACCACCAGAAGAGATTTCATTTCCTCGTGGTGTAAATGGGATAAAGAACTATTCCGATCCTTTATCTTTGTATAAGAAAGGGACACCTATTCATGTGAAGGGTGGTATTCTGTATAATCATTATCTGAAACAACATGGGTTGACAAAGCAATATCCTGCGATTCAAGAAGGTGAGAAGATCAAGTTCACTTATTTGAAGATGCCTAATCCAATCAAGGATATTGTTATTTCTTATCCAACCAGACTCCCAACAGAGTTAGGATTGGACAAATACATAGATTATGATAAACAGTTTGATAAAGCATTCTTAGAACCAATCTCTACAATATTAAACTGTATTGGTTGGTCAACAGAAAAGACAAGTTCGTTAGATGATTTTTTTAGTTAAGGTGAAAAATGAGTATATAAATATGTGTGTGATGGGGTAGTTCCCCACATTAAAACAATCAACAATCAAAGGTAAATAATGAACTATCAAAAAATACACGATAATATCATATACAATGCTCTCATACGAGAGTCTGTTGCACCAACCAATATATTTGAATCACATCACATAATACCGAAATGTGAGGGTGGGGATCATGATGGTCCAGTGGTTAAACTAACACAAAAAGAACATAGGATAATCCATAAACTTAGATATAAGATTAATGGGATTTTGGGTAATATTTTATCATACAATCTTATGAAATATGGTAGACATCATATAAACGAAAATCTAAAAATGATTTCAAGTAAAGGTGCTTTATCTTACCACACCAGTTATAAACAAAATAATCCAGAACAATATATTAAAAATCAAACCAATGCTGGTATTATCGGTGGTAAAAAATGTTATGATAATAATATGGGTTTATTTAAACTTTCTAAAGGTGAAATGTCTAAAAACAGATCGAAAGGAACACAAAATATTGTTAATAATAAGTTGGGAATGTTTTCAGATGAATATAGGAAAGAACACAGAAAAAGATTAATGAAAAGAGTAAACACACCCGATGGTATTTTTGATAGTATGACGGAAGCATCTATTTTTTATAATGTTGTTTTGGGAACAATAACATATAGAGTTAATTGTGTAAATTTTAAAGAATGGTATTATGTTGAGGAAAACTAATGAATGAATTATTAAATAGAATAAAATCTGCTGGTTCAATTAAAACAGCAAGTATATTATCACAATCTCATCTTTTCAATGAAAAAGATCAAGTATCTACCGAAGTTCCTATTATTAATATTGCTCTATCTGGTAGAATTGATGGTGGTCTAACATCAGGATTAACATTTCTTGCTGGACCATCTAAACATTTCAAGAGTTTATTGGGATTGATGTTAATAAAATCTTATTTGAAAAAATATGAAGATGCTATTTGTTTATTTTATGATTCTGAATTTGGTATTACCCCAGAATATATTCAATCGAATGGTATAGATACTAGTCGTGTAATACATGTTCCTATTGAACATATTGAACAATTGAAGTTTGACATATCAAAAAGATTAGAACAGATAAAAAGAGGTGATAAAGTAATCATATTTATCGATTCTGTAGGTAATTTAGCATCTAAAAAAGAAGTAGAGGATGCTCTCGAAGGAAAATCTGCTGCTGATATGACTAGAGCTAAGTCATTAAAAAGTCTCTTTAGAATCGTAACACCACATCTAACTATAAAAGATATTCCGTGTATTGTAGTAAATCACACATATATGGAACAAACGATGTACCCTAAAGCTATCATGTCTGGTGGAACTGGTCCAATGTATTCCGCTGATACTGTTTTCATCATAGGTAAATCACAAGAAAAAGATGGAACAGATATAGTTGGGTGGAATTTTACAATTAATATTGAAAAGTCTCGATTTGTTAAAGAAAAATCAAAATTACCATTTTTAGTTACATATGAAGGTGGGATTAATAAATGGTCGGGGTTATTGGATATTGCTTTAGAAAAAGGAATGATAAAGAAACCAAGTAATGGTTGGTATTCTAGAGTTGACTTAGATACAGGTGAATTGGAAGATAAAAGATGGAGAGCATCAGATACGAATAGTAGAGAATTCTGGTCACATTTCTTAAAAAATGATAAATTTAATGACATGATTAAATCAACTTATCAATCATCCAATTCAAAATTGATTAAAGATGAAGAAATTGAAGAAGTATTTGTAGGAGAAGAAAATGATTGAAGGAATTGATTATTGTTTTATTTATCCAAAGGAAGATAAACAAAGTGTTCATGTAAAATTCCTTGAGGGCCCGTATAAAGATACGGTCTTCAAGTATGGAAAGGTTAAGGTTGAAGAAAAAAATGATGCTGCCTATTTACTTTTTGCTTATGATGTGATACAATCTATGGTAAGTAAACCAAAGAAGTTAGAGAAGGATGAACACTTCAAAAACTACATTGGTAATTTGTTAGTAGAGATTATATCTGGAAATTTGGATCAGGAGATTGTGGAAGAAGATGCGAATAGAGCAATTAATTTTAAGGAACCTAGTACATAATGAAGAGTACTTTCGTAAGGTTCTACCATTCCTAAAACAAGATTATTTTATTAACTCGATTGAAAGGAACATATTTAATGATATACTCACCTTCTCGGAAGAATACAATCAGTTACCTTCAATTGATGCACTCTCTATTTCCATCAAAGAGAGGAAGAATCTTACAAACGATGAAGTGGAGAAGTCGCAAGAATATATCAAAGAGATTGAAACCGCTGACAAAACAAACACTAAAATTGACTGGCTCATCGATAAAACTGAAACATTTTGTCAAGAGAAAGCGATTTATAATGCCGTTCTCAACTCAATCTCCATTCTGGACGGAAAAGACAAAACCCACGAAAAAGGGGCAATTCCGAAAATTCTTTCAGATGCATTATCAGTAAGTTTTAACAGTTCTGTTGGTCATGACTACTTAGAAAATTCGGATGAACGATATGAATTTTATCATCGTAAAGAAGAACGTATTCCATTTGATCTAGAATATTTCAATAAAATTACCAAAGGTGGTCTTCCAAATAAAACACTAAACATTGCTCTTGCTGGTTGTGTACACCCTGATACTATGGTTACAATTCGTTATCGCAAACGTAGTGCCATATAGTTTTTTTTGATTTACATCTATAAACAACTGCACCATCAGTGATATTATTTTTAATTGCAGCATCATTGACGGAATCGTAGACAGTAGAACCATCACTAACTTTTCTTCTCCTTGGTGATGGTTCGTTAGTTTTTTTTCCTTTATTTGGTGGTACTATCGGTGAACCGAAAATATATCCTTCATTAATATAATCTGTGAATTTTTCCGGTGGTACTCTTATAAAAGTAATATCTCCTGGTTTATACATAGTTTTCTTATTTTTATGTGACTTTCCACCTTTTGATGCCCATTGTTTATGTAACAATGGATTATTTTTATATTGATGAAACCCCAATCCTAATTCAGACTGTTTTTTCCCACCAATTTTCCCTCCTTTTGAGGAAATTTCTTTTCTTATATTTTTTGGTATGTAAATTCTTGTTTTTAATTTTTGAGCAGACCAAAGATCATTTTTATCATTGGTTAATTTCCATCTCAAATAGTGAACTATAATATGTTCTCTTTCTGTCAAATAGGTATAATTGAATTCAATATCTTGTCCCCCACAATGTTTTGGTATAATGTGATGTTTATGTAATCCACTATTACGTTTATACATATATTTACGTTGACAACCCACACTTATTATGTTATCATATATTTGTTGGTACATTTTTTTACTCCCTGTTACATCTATATTTAGTAAAATGAGGATTTTTGTATGATTGATTGGAATGAGGGTTTTTATTCAATTTCCAAGATTAAATCTTTACTTGATGAAGATTATGAAGTTGAAGTTTTATCACCGGATGGTTATGTACCAGTCAATTATTATATTGATAAAGGTATATGGGATGAATACCTTCTAGAAATGGAAGATGGTAGAACTGTTAGGGTCAATGAAAATCATCTTTTTGAGACGGAAATGGGATGGAAATTTGCCAAAGATTTATGTAATATTCATCCCCACACCGAATTACATTGGAATATTTTATGTGATGATGGGTGGAAGTATGGAAAAGTTATAAAAACAGGTGACAGAATTCCTATTGTTGATATTAATGTTGAACATGAAAATCATAGATATTATACAAATGGCATTTCTTCTCATAATACAGGTGTTGGTAAATCTTTATTCATGTGTCATGTTGCTTCTTCATGTATGGTTCTAGGTAAGAATGTACTTTATATTACATTAGAGATGGCGGAAGAGAAGATTGCAGAAAGAATAGATG